ACTCTGCTGTCATCCTAAGTTCTACACCTTCGCCAGCACTGTGTCCTGCTGTTGTAGCATCACAAGTAAATGTGGTACCGCTAGTAGCTGTAACTTTAACAACTTCAGAAGTCAAAGTTACGTAAGTCCAATCACTAGCTCCTAGTGTAGGAAAAGCTGAGGCCGATGCCACCGTAAAAGACGTAGCGCCTAATGATATATCGGCGGACAGTGTTGTTGCCGCGTTGTTACTAAACTTAACAGACATATCTGTCCTCCTATATTAATAAGCTACTACGATACTGTGATAGTCCAAGTAATAGTCATAGAGTCATCAGCACCCTTATTAACTACTGCAAACTTAGTACGAGCAAGCATGTCGCCACCTTCTTTCATAGAAGCTGTTGCTGTTGCGCCAGAACCTGCACCACCAGTAAAGCCGATAGTTGGAGCTGATGTGTAACCAGAACCTACACCTGTTACTGTTACTGCTGTTACTACTCCGCCTGAAACTGTTGCTGTAGCTGTAGCGCCTGTGCCGCCACCACTTGTGAAAGTAACTGTGGGTGCTGAAGTGTAACCTGTACCACCTGCTGATACTGCAATGTCATCTACTTTAGAACCAACAGTATCAAAGATACCTGCTTCAGTAATAGCACCAGTACCATCGCCTGCTGCATACGTTGCTGCATACTGAATAGTATTAGTCGAAACAGTACCGCCAGATACAGTCATAGCATTACGCTCTAACTCAGTAACTAAAGCTGTTTGTGCTGCTGCTGCTGCAGTAGTACCTGTGCCGATAGCCATGTGTGTCATGTTTGAATCTTGACCCGCCATACGTTTAGCTACCCATTCTTTACCTGAAGTAACTACAAGGTTATGTGTCTTCTGTACTACTTCGTTGTTTACTGCAATTGTTAAAGCACCTGTTAGTGCAAAGTTATCGTTAATCATTTGTCTTTCTCCTAGTTGAATGATCTTGTGTTAAAAGCACTCGAATTAATTGCGTTGCTGACCACTAGGTCAACCACTACAACATCCGATATACTCATGATGTTACCCTTATTACCAAAATAGTTCTTGTTGACCAGGGCGCTGTCATCTAAAACAATACCATCATTGATGGTTTTTTCTAAATTAAATCTTGTTTCTTCTGATAGAGTATAAGTATCACTCACACCTTTACCAAATGTAAAAGAATTTATATCTGTTACAGTACTACTATCTTCTAGATTCTTAGCGAAGTTAAAATCGTAGACATCAAGGAAGTTGCAACTATCTAAGAAGTCTCTTTCAAACCCGACAGACATGGAGAATACTTCACTGAAAGTAAGTATATTCCCCTTATTACCATAGAAATCTTTATCTACTAAAGCGCTATCATCTAACCCGAAAGCGTCTGTAAGGACTTTATTCACATTACTGATTTGAATCTCTGAAAAGCCTAAGCTGTCTACAACACCAGGGTCTATAAAGGCATTTATATTAGTTTCATCAGTGTTAAGAAAAGTACTGTTAAAAGCGTTAGAACCTAAAGTACTTGGGATAATATCATGTACTCTGACAAAGTCATATAGAACACGTTCGTAAGCCCAACCCACTAATACTACTTCTGAAAAAGAAACACTGTCCTCTTTCTGTAACAAAGGTTCGACTGAAGGACTATCTAAGATAGCCACAGAGTCTGTGTATTCTCTTATGAAGTCTACTGCTCTAACAAATATCTCAGAAAAGCCCAGTACATTGCCTTTACTCCCGAAGAAATCTTTGTTTACTAAAGCACTATCGTCTAGTGTGAAAGCGTCTACTAAGTTCTTAATAAGACTATTGAAAGAAGTGTCACCTACTGTATAAGTGTCTTCTTTAGGAAGAGACACTCCAAGTGCGGGCAAGCTGCCCATATTTACACTATCCTCTTCTGCCTTAAGAACTTCAAATTCTCTTTCTTCACTTAAGTTTAAAGTCTCTGAAAAGTCTCTGTAGAACTCTATAACTTTGGCAAATACGTCGCCAACACTGTAATTATCTGTTAAATTTTTATTATGTGTTAGTCCTACAATATCTGTAAATCCGAAGATGTTACCCTTATTGCCATAGAAGTCTTTATCGATTTGACTCAGATCATCTAATGTAAACGCATCTGTAAATGATCTGTTATAGGACACAACTCTAGCGAAGTCTTCAGCAAATGCTAAGGTTTCCGTAGTATTCTTTTCGAAGGTTAATAATGGTATTTCGTCAGTTAGTGTAGTTATATCAGTAAGATTCTTCTCAACAGAATTAAATCTAACGTCACCTAATGGTATTGTTTCATAAACCCATTGATTATCTGAAGAAGTGTCAATGTAAGCTACAATTTCAACTTCTATATAATTAGAAGTAACCGTAGCTTCTGTTGGAAGCCCCATATCCACAACTGCACTAACAACGGTAATCGTTGCTCTTGCTGGCATATTAGAACCCCGCTCTGATATCGAACTTTAATAAGTCTCTTACTGTAATAATCTTACCACTTGAATATGTAATAACGATTTCACCTTCATACTCACCTGCTACACCTGTCAATGACGAAGTAGTCCATTGCATAATAACCTCACCATTAGTGAGAGGAGATACTGGAGTACAAGGTAGTGTCTCGTGAATAGTTGTAGAACCAATCTTTCTAAAGTTCATATTAACTGTAGATACACTGGTTAAGTCTATGACCTTCCAAGTAGTAGGGTCTGACTCATCCAGAGTCGCTCCTGGGGCGGCAGTATTACTATCTCTTAACGTGATGTTAAGTTCAGGTAAAGTGTTGCCAGAGACTAGTCTAATGGTATTGTAGTATTGTTTATCAGCTTCATAAAAAGTATTTCTAGCCATGATATCTCCTAAATTAAGTTACTTGAGAAGTTGGCTGAATAATCGCCACCCTTAAGTTCTGCGCTAGCAGCTTTACTGTTTAGTAATTGAATCTTATCAGTTACCAACCCAATAAATCTACCTTCTGCTTCCATATCACCTAAGAAAGTAGAACCAAATGCTAATGCACCATAAAGAATTAATTCATATTCTTCAAGAATATAAGGTTTAACTTCTACACCACCAATGATAGTTCCAATAGGAGGCTCTGCATAATGATAAGTTAAATTGAATTCACCTTCTGCTTCTCTCTTACCTTCTTTATTAGTTAGTAAGAACTCTGTAAGCTCTCTAACAAAAGCGTAGTTAGGTTTGTTATTGTGAAAAGTCCTATTACCTACTCTACGGTAGACAATATCGTCCCCCATATCACTATCAGACCAGGTACCACCTCCTGCTGTACAAGTTTCCCTAGTAGTATAAGCAGTATCTGAACAAGTACCTGCCCCTAGTAGTCTAAGCTCAATCATATCTAAGTAACCGTTAGGCACTGTGATATTAGAGTCTGCCTTAGCAACTGAATAAGTGGCTTTCCTCTCTAGAGTAGGGACTCTTAATGATTCGTAAATCATAGCCTCCCCCATTTCAATAAACTGATCAAGCTGGCTATTAGTTAAATCTGTTCTATTTAGCCAATCCGCAACTGCTGTGCGTAATGTAGCTTGATTAGTAATTGTTGCCATTTAGGCCTCCTAAATTAGTTAGTAATACATAAGATGAGGATATTTAAACTTCATGATATGTTTAAACTTTCTCATTTCTTCAGGTTGAATATTCTCATCGTGAATATTAATTCCATACTTTGTCATAACATCTAATGCAACTGTATCTGGTACATTACAGAAAGGTTTAAAACCTGTATCTGCTTTCTTAGCATACCTATTGTGTGTTCTATTTTCTTCTCTAAGAGACTTAGCATAAGCTAAATGTCCTGAAATATCTTGAGTTACCCCAATACCACTCTTATCAATGTTTACGTTGTACCCTTTAAATAAATTTTCATTCATCATATTCTCTCATCTCATTTCATTATTAATAGATTCTTTTCTTAAAAACCTATTAATAATAAGCCCCTCCCCTATTAATACTAGGGAGAAGCTTAAAATCAACCTTGGTTAACTACTATACTACAGCAGCGCCAATAATACAACCATTACCAGTCGGAGACTTAGCCTCGAAAGTAATCTCTTGGACCATGTAAGAACGTAGAGAGTCACCATCTTGTGCAATGTCAGAGAACTGAATTGGACGTAAAGTATTACAAGACAATGTTGAAGGATCGTAGATAAAGATTGAGGTATCAGCCATCAAGTAGTTATGTACTAATTCAACATCACCAAAGTCAGACTCATACAAGTCAACTGATTGGCGTAACTTACCTTTCTCATCGATGTTACGTCTAACATTACTAGTACCAGTAAGTAAGTCCGAGAACTTAACTTTCTGTGCAGTAGACATCATCACCTTAGAAGGTGCAGCAGTAGTCTCACCGTTAATACCACGAAGACATTCGTTGATATCAGCTAGGGAGAAGTTAGCAGCTGTTACAGCAGTAGCCTTAGTAGGTACATCAGTACCGTTACCTAAACCAGTCTTAGAACCAGCACCAGTAGGAGCAGCAGCAGTACCTGCTTGGATAGATGCAGTAGTGTAAGCTAAGTAACCACCCATAGTGCGAGCACCAGAGATAACTCTACCTGAAGTAGAACCAGCAGTACCAGCAAGCTGAGTAGAGATTAAAGTCTTCTCTACGTCACGCATCATTTCTTTACCACGCTTCTCAGTTTGATACTTGAATTCAGACTTACGACCAGCCTTATCAACAGCCTCTAAAGTACCAGAAACCTGGATACCCTTAGTAAAGATCTGGGTCTTGTTAGTCAAACGTGCAACTACTGGAGAGTCGTCAGCATTGAAAGTTGATCCTTCAATGTTAGCGTTTAACGCAGGAGTTTGTAAAGTATCAGTAGACCACTCATGTAGAGTGGCTGATGCTTTACCCTTACCAATAGATGATAAGAATGGAGTTAAGTCACGAGAGATATTAGAGATGTAATTCGCTAAGTCTTCTTTCTGACCGCCTTGTGTGGTGCCTGAACCACTGGTTTTAAAATATGTAGCCATTTTTATTTATTCCTATAATTTCAGGAAAATCACTCAAACATAGAGTCAATGGCATTGTCAAAGAGAATTTTATTATCATTCTCCGTTCCCTTACCCTTACTAACCCTTTGTCTGGATTGATCTATCCTGTTAGATTTTTTATTTGATTTAGAAACAGGCTTCTTAGTTGGTACTCGTTTGACTGCAACTTTCTTTCGTTTAATTGCCCCCTTACTTGTACTTTCCTTGAGTCTACGATAACCATCAATCACAGCTACTACGGTAGGATCCACTATAGAATCAACGAGTTGTTCACCTAAGCCTAAGCTTAATGCAAACTCTCTATTCTTTAGTGCGACCTCTTCAGACCAGTCTGGGACTAGATTAGGGATTTCAGTCTTAAAAGATTCAACCTGTTGATTGAATGCTTTTACTTGCTGCCCCTGCATCTTGTTACCCATAGTCTGCATGATAGAGTCTCTATTGCCTTTACGTTTAGAATATTCTTCTTTTGCCTTATCTAACTGACGATTCAGTTTTCCAGCATCGTAATCATCTTCATCGTAAGCCTTATCGACTTTCTCTTGCAGACCTTTAAGAATATTTAAATCCTTCTCGTCTTCATTACCTAGTAACTGTGCGTTGATGTTAGCGTACATCATAGACTCTTCCTTAGCATCTGCTAATTCTTTAGTCTGTTTCGCAAGTTCATCCCCTTTCTTTGACTGATGTTGTTTAGTCTGGTAATTAGTAATAAGCTCTTCCATGGTAACAGTACTGTTCTCACCGTCAATTTTAACGGGAACAGAAAAGTCCATATCGATCTCACTATCATCCAATTCGTCAGTATCTTCTTCTTGGGTAGCGTCCTCAGACTCATCCTCATCTTCTACTTCTTCCTCTTCTTCACCTTCTTCTACTTCACCAACTTCTTCAGCGTCCTCTTCGACAATGGGATCATCGTCTACGAGTTCTTCTGTGTCTTCTTCACCATCTTGGGTAGCTGTCTCAGGCTCTAAGCCTAAAACATCATCCGCCAAAGCGTCAAAGTCAAAGTCTGAAACTTGCGACTCATCCGTTTGGGTAGCTTCGCTTTTTTGTTCTGACATATAGTCTCCTATTATAGGAGGGTCTATTTAAACCCTCTCAATCAATCATCAAATAGTTCTTAAATAGAACCTCTTATTTCTTACCTTTACATTTATCACCGTGCCATCTACCATAAGTTAACTTTGTTAACCCAGTTTGACCGCAATGCTCACATGTAAGTGAACCCTCTTGCGTAACCTCTTTCTTCGCTGGGCTAACCTTAGTTTGCAAATTCATACCTAATAGTATCTCCCTAGCCTTAACTAGCTCACAAAAACCAGCAGCATTAACAGCTAAGTTCCTACCAGTAGATAATACATTAATTTGTGCATCAATATTATTATCTAAGTTTTTTATTGCTTTTTCAATCATCATTCATCATCCTTCATTTCTCGAGATTTATTATTTTTAGCAGTAATAGCATTCTCGATATTCTGTATTACTGCCCCCTGACTAATCGCTAACTTATAAAGAAATTCTCTACGCTCTGTTTCAAAGTGTTTGGTAAGTAACCAATCTCTAAACAAGTTATTGAGAATATCCTCAGTCACCATAGTCATAGTATCTTTCAGCTCTTCACATTGATAACCTTTACTTAAGGTTCTCTGGGCATCATCATATACAGATACTTTCTTTGGTTTACCATCACTCCCTATCTTATGACTAGGGTGTCTGTTGTATTTTTGTGTCATCTATCGTCTCTCATCTTATTGTTGTTCACCCATCAACATTGATGGATCAATTCCAGCTTGCTGTGCCATCTGCATAGCTTGTTCTGGGTTCTCCATAGCAGCTTGAGCTAATTGCTCTCCTTGCTGTTGGATCTCCGCTTCTTCTTGCTCTTGTTGCTCTGTATCTTGGTATAAGCTCTGGAAATCTACAGGCACTTGTTGAGGAATCTTAGCTCCTTCAGTATCCATAGCCTTAACAGCAATCTCAGCCCACTTACGATTAGACTCATCTTCAGCTTGTAACAGCTGTCTCTTATTATCAATCTTTTTATTGTCAATTTCTGCTTTAATAAGACCAATATTAGCCTTAGAAGTTTCGATAATCGATTGTTGATTTTGCATTTCAAGGTCTTTAGCTTGTTCTACTTTTTGATTATCTTGCTCTTGTTTCTGTTGAATCTGCTGTTGACCAGCTTCATCTTCAGGATCAACTAGGAACCTTGTAGGGTCCATTCCCATGTTCTCAATTATATCTGCTGCCAGATTAAAAGAAGCCATAGGGTTGATGTAGGCTGCCGCAGTCGGGTCTTGTGCCATCATAGGCAACAATTCTGCAAGTTGATTAAGCTTCACACCCACATTCATATTAGAGTTTTCACCTAAGTTGGCCTGAATATCTAAATCCATATTTGACGGCATCAACTGCAACTCTTCAGATGTGATAGAAGCGTAACCCTTCCCATTTTTGTATCTAAGAGGGTTCTTAAGATTACTCTTCATCTCCCTTAAGATACCACGACAGAGGTCTTTAATCCCTGATTCTACAAATCGTCTAGCAATGTGTTCAACACGCACTTGTGCAGCGTTTTGAGCACCAGCCATCTTCTGTTCTGAGTTACCTGACACATATAATGTATCATTTAAGCCCATAGCAGTCTTTGTAAGACCAGTTGATTGTTCTTTTTGTAAACCTAAGAACTCTAGCATACCAGCGGTACCAGGAGAGATAGGTTCAGGTTGTAATTGCATTGTAGCTGCTGCAGGATTACCATTAGTAGCAATAATTTGCTTAGGCATCGGGTTCTGTAAGGCAGCGAAGTCTACTACATTAGGATCTGCTAAAGTTCTACCGTAGTTACCGAAGTAAACGTTCTCTACGAAGCCCCTCAGGATAGCAGTAGTCGCTTGTGTCTGACTACGTGCCATATCTAATAAAGATAGACCATAAAACTCATGAGGAATCTCAATAGGGTTAAGCATAGCTAGTGGAATGTAAGAAACATCATCCTCTTGTAGAATAACATCACCAGCTTTGATTACATGCTTAAGTTCTGCTATACCATCACCATCTCTATCTGTTCTAACCCAACATTCTACTACAGTTACCTCAATATTAGCTTCTTCTTCTTCAGTATCAGAATTAATATCCCAAGTTCTGATACCTGCGGCATCTTTTCTAGCAAAGTTCTCGATATTGAACTCTGACCAAGCCATTTCTTCACCTAAGTCAGCAATATCGCCCTTATAATCAGGCCACATCTTTCTAATATCAGAACGAGTCATATCGTTTATGATAGCTACAAACCTAGCATCAGTAATAGATGTAGCAGAGCGATCAATGATAAAAGACTCAGGTGGAATGTTCTTAATCTTAACACCAGACTTATCAATCTTACGTCTTAAGCGTACATCAGTGTAAGTAATTACACCTGTGCCTAATAAAGTAATTTCTTCATTAAGTTGTAGTGTACCTACAATCTCTAAGTCAGGGTCTGCTAATAATTGGTCAAGAGATACCTCATCAATAGAGTCATACTCTTCAACTTCATAATCAAAGTCTTCTTCCCAACCCCAAGTAATAACACTATTACCTAGTACTACTGCACTCTTCATCCATGTGGATAACTTACTCCAACCATCAGAATTAGAATTAAATAGACAGTAATTAACCACTGAAGAAGCTGTTTGAGCTCTCTTAGTAGCAGCAATAGAGTCATCATAGGGTACAAACATAGCTAACTTATTATTGTCAAGTAAAAGCTTAGTAATTAAAGCAGTATACCCCTCTGCAATCTCTGCTGAATCTGATGAAACAATCTTAGATACACCTTGTGGTGCTAAATCGCCCCTAGGCTCTAAACTCATCTCATAAATAGAATTCTCACGTCTCTTAGAGACATCTGAATTACCTGTGTAACCTCCATCGGAGTTCTTTATATATTTGTCAATCGAGTGGATCAACTGGTCGTCATCGACCTTCTCTATATCCTGCTTGCTCATTCGCTCTCTCGCTGATTAATTTAATTTCTACCAAATTGTTTGTGGTAATTTCTCGTAAGACTGTTGGTATTCTTTAGCATCTTTATTAGGATCTGTAGGGTACATCCAATCTGTAAGAAAGGACTTATCTACAAGAGGGTAATTATCAACATACCCTTGCCTACCTGTGATAGGGGTGTGCCAAGCATCTCCAAAACCACCCTTAGGGTACATCTTGTCTTGGGAATAATCATCACCAAAGCGCTCTCTACCTGTTTCATTATGTATAGCTAAATTTCTATCATTAGCCATACGATGCATCTCTTCTCTATATAACCTATCTTGATTAGCTTGGTCTCTACGCATCTCTGCTTCTAATTCCGCTGCCTCTCTATTAGGTTGATTAGCTTCATATAGTGCTTGCTTATCCTCATAACCCCTTCTTGTACCTGAAAGTTTCTCTGCTCTATCCCAAATAGTATTAAAGTTAGAAGTACCTCCCTTAATAAGGTAGTCCTTGCCCCCACTTTGATACTGCTCCTTAGGGATATAGAAACCAGAACCCGCTTGAACAACACCTTGTCTGGCAGCTTCTTGTAAATCAGCATCAGTAACAGTCGGATGCCCTTCGTACTTTATTCTTAATTTATCTAAGTACATCTGATATAAGGAGTTTTCTCCTAAATCTAATTTACCCGTAGTTACACTTAAATCCATAATATCTCCTTACAACCAATTAGTATCTTGAACATAAGACGATTGGTTCGTCTCACTCCAACTAAATCGGTTTAATGTTAATCTATCCCCATCAGTCCTAAAAGCCTCACAACAAATAGCTAAAGCCATAACGGTATCGTCATTCTTTCCTACTGCTGCTCCCATCTTAGTACCGCCTGATAGTGTCTCGTGTACTACATAATCCTTTAATTCATTAAGAATAACTAAAGAAGGAATATTAATGTCAAAGTCCTTAACCATATTCTGTAGATTAGAAATGATAGGTGCCTTAGTACTTACTGTAGTCTTAAAACCTAAAGTATTAATAATATCTAACTGTGCATTAGCTGTCTTCTTCTGTCTGTAAATATTAGGATAACTCATATAGTGTAACTGTTGTAAAGTAGCAATACCGATAGAGTTACTCTCACAAGAGAGAAGACAGTTGTTATACCATCTGCCTAAGTAGAATAATACCTGACCAAACCTACTAGGATCAATCCGATTATTTCTGTATAGAGCTACTACCTCTCTTTCAGAGGTCATTACTACTGCACAACTATAGTCGCCACCAACACCTTGAGCTACGTCAGCCCCAATAATATACTTAGTCTCCATATTAGGAGATTTCCATACACTAAGCGCTCCTTCTTTATCAAGGTCAAAGATAGCATTACTCTCTGAATACTCTCTAATACTTTCAGGATCTTCTGGTACATACTTACTTAATGCTTCCGCATCAAATACACCTCTACCACTCTGAATGAAACTCTCTTGAGCGGTAAAAGGATACTCCTGCTTAAATAACTGAGTAGAAGTCTCTGATATCTTAATTCTCCTCCAGAATAACTGATTGTTATCTAAAGAATATTTCTCTACTAATCTCTCTTCTTCAGTATCTCTCTCAAACCCCTCAGGGGCTTCCATACGATACTCATCCTGTAAAAACCAAGGAACAAATAACGGAATAAAATATCCTTCTTTCTTCTCAGCCTTAATCCATAAGTCATAATAAGCACCTTGAGCACCATTAGAAGTACTATTAATGATAATAATACTACCTTTAGTCAAAGAAATAGACTGGAATAAACCAGCTAATACTTTCTCACCACTCTGAAAAAATGCAGCTTCATCACATAAAAGAGCATTATTTGTAGTACCCCTACCTGGATTATCAGCACCAGCAGTAAATACTCTATACTTACTATTGTTACTCTGAAAACCCATCTCCCTAATATTAGACTTATCTAACTCAGGTTTAATACCCTCAGGTAATTCCTCCCAAAACGTCTGACTCATACTAAAAATACTTTCAGTAGTAGGTCTGTCAAGAGAAATAATTACTGCTTTAGTATTCCCATAG